GGTAGTGCCGCTGGCAGATTCAGGGTGGCCACAGGCGCATTGACCATATCAGCGGAAGGTTCTAATTCTTCATCGGGTGACATCAGGATCGAAGCGGCAGGAACACTGACGCTTGACGCGGCCACTATCAACCTGGGCGGTGACACGATCGTTGTTTCAGGCAACAGGATGCACACGGATGACTCAAACGAGGACCTGGAATTAGAAGCAAACGGTACTGGTAACATATCATTGTTGTCACCGGCCAACATGAATTCAAACAAGATCACCAATGTCACAGATCCAACTGCCAACCAAGACGCCGCTACGAAGGCCTACGTTGACGCACAGGTATTGGCATCAGGTGACACGGGAGACCTAACAATCAATGGATCCACGATAACAGCACCTAGTAACGCTGACCTCACACTGACCACGTCAGGCACTGGCGACATAGTGTTGTCAGACAACGTGGACGCATCAGGATCCACCATCACGGCGGATGACTTCATTGGAGACTTGAACGGCACAGTTAGGTTTGAGGGCATCAACAGATCCGGTGGCACCATCAGCAAGGGACAGGTGGTGTATATTTCCGGCATCAGCGGCAACACACCAGAAATAGGATTAGCGAGAGCCAACTCCAGTTCAACCATGCCAGGTTTTGGTTTGGCACAAGCGGACATCAACGACGACGCCACTGGTGAAATAGCCACATTCGGATCACTGACGGGACTGGACGTGGCGGACTTCGGTGAGACCGCCATAACATTCGGGCTGGGTGACACGGTGTACATCTCATCAGCGGAATCGGGCAAGTTAACCAATGTACCACCCACAGGTGAATCCAACTCCATCCAGAACATAGGCAAGATAGAGCGTGCCACACCAACAACAAACATGACCATAAAGGTTGGCGGTGCGGGCAGATCCAACGCCACACCGGCGCTGGACGAGGGCAACATATTCATAGGTAACGCATCAAACCAATCGGTCACAACAAATCTACAGACACAAGTGGAAGCATATTCGATCAACAACGTGGTGGAGGACACCACGCCACAACTGGGTGGAGATCTTGATGCCCAGACCAACAACATCACAAACCTTGGCACACTGAACACACACACTGTACCAGGTGGCACGGGCACCATAGCACTGACATCTGACATCACATTCACCCCATCATCTTCAGACACACTCACCAACAAGACATTTGACGCCAATGGCACGGGCAACAGCATCACAAACATTGAGACAGCGGACATAGCCGCTGGGACCCTGGTCACTGCCGCAGAAGGCATCGGATCAAACAACAACGACACGACCATACCCACATCGGCGGCAGTCAAGGCCTATGCCGACTCTGTTGGGGGTGGCGGTTCGGCCACCGGACTGACATTCGTTGGGGATGACTCAACCGGCACACTCATATCAGACGGCGAGACAGTCAAGATAGCGGGTGGTACAGGCATAACAACGGCAATGTCGGGAGACACACTGACCATTACGGCATCGGGCTCGGCCAACACTGGCGACATAGTGTTTGATGGGAACAACATGAGCACGGGCTCATCAAACGCGGACTTTGAGATAGAATCGTCAGGCACGGGCAAGATCCTGCTACAGCCCAATGGGGCACCAGACCTGTCAGCGGGGCAACTGGAGACTTGGACCACATCAGACTACAGGGTGGCTGGTGCCACTCACATCACTGATGTGATCACTGGCATAACACCAGGCAACAGGGAATACAAGTATGATTCAACATTCTTCAAGACGGACGGCACGGACTCCGCGTCAGGTTCAGCCCGTTTCAGGAAAATTAACCAAGTAGTTCTTGACCTCAATGGTTCAGAACTGACTGCCACGGGTGGATCTCGTGGGCTACAGATACAGGATGCCATCCTCTCCGTCAACAGTGACACGGTCAATACCGCTGTGGTGGGCACCCACGGTGGCCATTCAATTTGGAGTGTGGTGGGCAATGACGGCACAGCAAACTTTGATGGTAGCATCACGGCCACGGATGCCTATGGTTTCAGGGTCAGCACTGCTACTGTGACCAACAATGCCTCAACCACCACTTCAGTGACCAACGCTTATGGTGTTTCAGTGGGCCACAGCCAATACGGTCCAGGCACAGAGACCACCAACAACTACACCGCATTCAACTATTCAGGTGGGGGCAACGCGGCCACCAACACACCATACCTGCTGAAAACGTCTGACGACAAGATGAAGACCAGACCAGGTGCGTTGGAGAAGTTCAACGAGTGGTCATACACGGCCACGCACAGCTCAGGATCAACATACACCGTGGACTGGGCCAACGGAAACCTACAGACGGTGACACTGACTTCAAACATCACGGGATTCACCATGAGCAACTTCCCAACTGACTCAAACCAGTCAGTGGGTGTGACGCTGTACCTGGTGCAGGACGGCACGGGATCAAGGTCAATGACATTCACAGCGGCGTCAGGTGAGACATTCAAATTCGCCAACGGTGTAAACTCAAGTTCAGTTTCAAGCGCCAATGACATACAGACGGTATACATATTTTCAAGATACAACGGCTCAAGCAACACGTTCTACTGGACGCTTGGACCAACCTACAGTTAAGGAGACACAACTATGACATTCCCAGGAGCGGGCAGGGCAGTTTGGATAGGCGGCTCATCATCAGGCGGGACTGGCAGGACCACGGACTGGAGCACGTACGATGGCACCAACGATTCAGCCTGGCAACAATGGGTGGATGACACATCAACGGCACTGGGCACCACATACCAGACCATAAAAGGATTCAAGAACACCGCACTGGCATCATCAGGATCAGTGTTCTTTGGTGTTGACAACAACGGCACGCAGAGCATAGCCAAGTTCGTGCCAGACACGGACGACGCCACATCAGGACACTTCACGCTGGGATCATTCCACGACCTGGGCACTAACAAGGTCCAGATGTTGGACAACGGCATCAATATGTTGTTGGCCAGTGCCACTGACGGCGGTTCAATAGTGGTGTTCAACGCAGAGTTAGATGATTCAGGCAAGGTGTCAGGACTACAGACCAACCTAGTGGACAACAACTGGGACGCGACACTGGTCAGCACCACAACGGGATCAGGTAGCCCCGATGGTCCCCCATACGACTACACCACTGACCACTGGCATTCACCCGCTGACCTGTTGATGTGGTCACAGGTGGGGGCGACAGGCAACAGGTACGCATACGGATGGGCACTCTGGCTCAAGGGCACATACACCAACCAAGGCACCAACAGTTCAGGCCGTGACGGCATAAACGAACTGTTGACCACGCCATCACAGTCACCCTATTACACACAGAACATCTCAGGCGGCAACAACTATGGAGACTTGATTGATGGTGATGGCTATGACGTCCACGTGCCACACATACACCATATGCGGAGCCACTATGAGGCAGACGACAACAGGCCAACTGATGAATATGATACCATGGGCAGTGCCAGGCAGACGGAGAGGTTCTTTCAGTCAAACAAGATGTATGAAAGTTCAGGCATTCACCACGACGCCACGGAGACGGTAAACTCGTTCAAGATGATGCTGTTTAATCACTACGCCTACGATGGAGCGGGCGGATTTGGCGGCAACGGTGGTAACACAAGCCTACATTCTGAGAACTCATACCGTTCAAACTCAGACGTGAAATATTTCAAGGTCACTGGCAGGAGCACCGACAACTTCAACACTGACAACGAGGCCAGCATGGTCAAGGGCAAGTCAATGATACAGGTCTACAACGATGAGTCAGGCACGCTGGGCGGCAACATCTACGTGACGGCCATCACTGACACCACTGAGAAGGCCAGTTCAGAATACTACCCCACAGCACACGACGACGGTAATGTGGCTGAAATGTTCAGGTTTGATGAAGTCACGTCAGACAACACACACAGCACCAACGCCAAGATCATATCAACCACCAACACCAGTGACAGCACCAACACCAGTTATGATCCAGAGGCCATCTGCCTAGGCGACCTACACGGCGACTACTTTGGCGTGGCCTGGAGACAGGGGACCACGGCCTATGTGAGCATATTTGAGATCACAGAGCAGACCAGCGATATGCCAGTGTTGACCAGGGTGGCTGATACAATTAACCTTGGCACCGTGCCTAATGCGGGCAGGATGGCCTTGGGTAGATTGGGCAATGGGGTCGCGGTTTTGACCTGTGGGAATTACTATCGCATAATCAAGACTGATAGTGTGTAAATAACTTCGTTATAACAAACAAACCTAATTAGGAGAAAAAAATCATGACTGCTTTGTCAAACTACAGCGAATTGAAGATCTTGGATCATCTTTTCAGGAACACTTCATACACTTCACCGAGCGCGTACATCGGTCTATTCACCTCTGACCCGACCGACGCGGGCACAGGCACTGAAGTATCAGGGAACGGATATGCACGTGTTCAGATAGACAACAAGATGGCCGCTGCCGCTTCAGGCGCGATCAGCTCAAACTCAGACATCACTTTCCCAACAGCGAGTGGTGGAGCGTTTGGGACTATCACACACATCGGTATATTTGATGCCGCAACATCTGGTAATTTACTGGCGCACGGCGCCCTTAGTGCCTCGAAAACTATAAGTGACGGGGACACTATGCAGATTAACAGTGGCTCGCTTACAATATCAATAGACTAGTCCCACTAGGGAGGATCAATCGTGGCTTTAATCACAGGTGCGTCGACACTTGAAATAATCTCTGACGTCGGTGTCAATTATCTCTTTGATGATTATGTGGTGTCAGAATATGTTACGCAAGGTGTTGAAGCCATTGATCTAGATCTAGGAGCTGCCTTATTAATTTCATCAGGCACAGTCAGCGTGGCTGGCACCAAGATTGCAACGGGTGTCATATCATCATCCATCTCATGTACGATATCAGTCGAAGCGCTTGAGACCAGTGCAACAGACCTTTCAATAACATCATCAATCACATCGGCAGCCGTTAAGACTGCGGTAGGCACATCGAATCTGGCCATATCCGCAAACATATCGGCCAGTGCGATTGAACGTGATTTTGGTGCGGCTATTATTATATCAAGTGGGTCAATAACAGTTGATGCTGTGCAGACAACTGTCGCAGAAGCTTCACTTGCAATAACTTCAAATGTTCAAGCAGGCGTTACTACTGATGCAGACATATCGGCTGATATATCGGCTACCTTAACGGCAAATGCGGTCATAACTGCAGTTGGATCTACAAATCCTAACATCATAATGACTATATCCGCTGATGTTGTTAGGGTTATAAATGCAGCATCTACGTTAAGCATAAGTGCCGGCACAGTAGTGGTTGGCACCGAGATAGATGTTGATCCGTACAACGTATTCAAGGTTTTGCAGGAAACGCGACTAAATACTATCAAACAAGAATCAAACGAATTCATAGTCATGCAGGAAACGCGTGATTTTGCTATAAAAAGACCAGTGCTGACGGGTGCTGGATTGAGGAGAAACAGCTAATGGCCAATCTTACAGGTTTTCAAAAAGACATCACAGGAATCTACATCAACAAGGACCCAGACGCCAATCTCGTTTATGCTTTAGATTTCGTAGATTATCTGCAACAAGGTGATTCATTAAACACAGCAACAGTCACGATAGGCACAATATCAGGCGATTCAACACCATTGGCTTTCCCAACCGGGGCAGGCACAGACGTTAATATTTCAGGCACCAAGGCTACATTCAGGGTAAACGCGGGGACCGCGGGTTACATTTATCCAATACAGGTCACCATAACGACCACCGGGGGTGACACAGATTCAAGGCATTTCAGGATAGTGGTCAAGGACAAACAATTATCATGATAACAAATAATAAAGGAAAGAAATACAAGACCATAGACAAGGACCAGGTAAAGAAGTTGGCATCACTGATGTGCACGTACGACGAGATAGGTTATGTGCTGGGCATGAGTGGCGAGAACGTCAAGAAGAGATTCAAAAAGGTCGTCGAGGAGGGACAGGCGATTGGTAAGGAGTCATTGAGGCGTGCACAGTTCAAGAAAGCGGTCGAGGCCGGCGACACAAGGATGTTGATCTTTCTCGGAAAGAATTACCTTGGTCAGAAAGACGATCCAAACAGTAGCGAGAACCTAGAAGTTCTACCATGGGAGGAGGACAAGTAGTGCGTTTGAGTGTACCACAGAGGACAGTGGCCGATGATCCATCAAGATTTCGTGTCTTGGTGACGGGAAGACGTTTTGGTAAGACGACCCTGGGTATCAGGGAGATCTGTTACCATGCATCACAGGCACCAGACCAGATATGTTGGGCAGTGTTACCAAACTACAGACAGGCAAAGAATGTCTGGTGGGACCAATTAAAGGCCCGATTGTTTAAATTGAATTGGGTAAAAAAGGCCAATGAGGCCGAACTCAGCGTAACATTGAAAAACAATTCAAAGATATGTCTGCGTGGTGCTGACAATTTTGACAGTCTGCGTGGATCCAAGATCAATTTTCTAGTGTGTGACGAGGTTGCACAGATACCTCGCGAGGCTTGGTACGAGGTAATGAGGCCCATGCTGGCGGACACCAAGGGCAAGGCACTGTTCTGTGGCACCCCAAAGGGTATTGGTAATTGGTTATATGACCTATACCAAGAGAAGAGGGACGGTTGGTCATCACACTCATTCACTACGATCCAGGGTGGCTTTGTTGACGAGGACGAGATAGAGACAGCCAAGAGGGAACTAGACAGCAAGACGTTCAACCAAGAATTTAACGCAACATTCGAGACCTACTCGGGAGTAGTGTATTATGGTTTCAAACGAAGCGAGAGTGTCAAGGACTTTCACTTTGACACGCCAAAACAGATCATCCATGTTGGGATAGATTTCAACGTCAACCCAATTTCGGCAGTTGTCTCTGTGCAAGACGGAGACATGACCTATGTCATAGACGAGATCGAGATGTATGGCTCAAACACCGAGGAGCTCTGTGACGAGATACATTCAAGATTCCCGGGCGTAAAGATATTCGCATATCCGGATCCAAGTTGCAGACAGAAGAGGACCAGTGCAGGCGGCAAGACCGACCTTAGCATCCTACAAAATGCAGGCTTCGTCTGTAAGGTGTTAAATAAGCACATGCCCGTCAGGGACAGGATTAATTCAACAAATTCGCGTTTGTGCAATGGCGACGGTGAGCGTAAGATCATTGTGCATCCGAAGTGCAGGAAACTGATATCGTCACTGGAGAGACAGATATACAAGCCCGGCACTTCACAACCAGAAAAGGACACAGGCTTTGACCACATCAATGATGCTTTTTCATATTTCGTCAGCTACATGTATCCAATCACGAGACAATATCAAGGCGGCGATGAAGCCAAAACATGGAATGTTAAAGTAGGAGATAACCAATGGCACTAATAAGTGATTTCACTGTAAATCAAGATCCAAACGATAGCAACAGCATATTCAGTGTGTTGGGTGTGCACAACGAATATCTTAATCATTACAAGCGTTGGCAGTTCTTGTTTCGTTCGTACCTAGGCGGTTATGAATATAGACTGGGGCAGTACCTGACCAAGTATGTGTATGAGTCAGACAACGAGTATGTCAAGAGGCTTGCTGCTACACCTTTGGAGAACCATGTCAAGGCCATAACACACATTTATAATTCATATCTTTTCAGGAACGAACCAAAACGTAATTTTGCAAACCTTTCTAACTACCCAGAGATGGACATGATAATGGAGGACGCCGATCTAGAGGGCAGGACATTTGACAGTTTCATGCGTGACGTAAACATAATGAGCACAGTGTATGGTCATTGTTTGGTGATGGTCGAGAAACCAAAATCAAATGCAAGGACCAGGGCCCAGGAGCTTGAACAGGGCATAAGACCATATCTTAACGTATACACACCACCAAATATATTGGATTGGAGATTCGCGAGGCAGGAGAGTGGACTTTATGAGCTTGAATATCTTAAATTGGTAGAGGTCGAGAGCACCACGTACGGTGAGGCCGAGACATACTACATAAGGGAATACACCAAGGACATCATAAGGTTATATGCATATATACCCGACAAGAAAGAGGACACCCAGTTGATCGAGGAGTTACCAAACGAGCTTGGTAAGATACCCGCAGTTTGGGTCTATGCAAATAGATCACCTAGCAGAGGGATAGGTGTCAGTGACGTGGGCGAT